TCCTTTTTTAAATTGTTGTACAGGTAGCATTACTGCCAACGCTGCTTCATCAAAATCAACTCTTAAAAAACTTGATCTTACATGACTATACAAGTATTTCTTAATTGTATTTCTCGCAATACTAACATTCTTAATACCATCGTAGGTAGCATCAATTCTTGTTGTTGACTTCATACCACCAGAGGCATATCTTTGTAAATTGTTCAATAAACTAATTCGTTGAACAGGTCTTATGTAATGAAAGTTCATTCCCATAAATCCACCTGGAATTGTTTCCAAAGGTAGAACAAGTGGGAACCTATCATACAAAGGTAATACTCTTTTATATTTAGGGTCATAAAAGAAGAAATTCAGTCTTCCTTTACTAGGAATACCGTTTAATTTGCCTGATCTCATTAGTTTAGCCGCTGTTATACTATCAGATAGTGTCGCAACGTTTTTTCTATACCAGTCAACACTTTTTCTAATGCCGCCTTGAGATACTTTGATAGGGTCTAGGATACTTATTGCCATATGCTAATATTTATATAAAAAAAAGGCGGCCTTTCAGCCGCCCTTTCAAAGTTATTGATGTGAGAGAGAATTACTCCTCTTCAGCCAATTTACTAAAGTAAGATAACGTATCGTCATCATCACTAGCTGCTTTTGGAGCAACATCAGTACTTTTCGCAACACTACCACTTTGAGGCGGGAGGTCTGTTTTATCAGCAGTTGTTGCGCTTCGTACACCTGTAATCGTCCTATTCAGTTTCTCTTTGAGTTCGTCATAGGTTTTAAAATTATCGGGTGCAAGAAATGGTTTAAGAGGGTGTTGAGAAGACCACAATGTTTTAATATCTTCATCACTCTCTTTAATTTGTGATACGCCCTCAAACTCGGACTTATCATAGTTCCAGTAACCGTCAACTTTTCTGATTTTTAGTTTAAAGTTTGCACCTTTCCAAAAATCAAATGGATTGATTGGTTTCTCATCTTCAAACGCTGGTTGCATTGACTCTGTAATCTTATCAAAAATCTTTTTACCGAATTTAAATAAGAAAGTCTTACCTTCGTTCTCTGGATGCTTAGGATCAGATACCACTAGAATATTTGAGTAGTAAGATAATTTTCTTTTTCTCTTTCTAGCAATTTCTTTATCACTATCTAAACCAGTATTCCATAGTCTAGTGTTTTCTTCTGACACAGGGTCTTTGTGACCTAATGTAGTTAGTGAGTTCTCAATATACCAACCACCTACATCTTGGAATGCATGTGACCATACTCTTTGCCAAGGTAAGTCTTCACCTTCTGGCGCTGGTAAAAATCTAATTACAGCAAAACCATTTCCAGTTTTATCTAGTTCTGGTTTCCAGAATCTGTCGTCTTGGTATTTTGATTTGTTATTTTGTTTGTCCTCAGGATTGAGGTTAGCCTCTATGGCTTTCGTAAGTTTGTCAAAGTTACTTGACGATTGTTTTAATGTATCAAAGTCCATTATATTTTCTCCTTGTATATATTTTCGTATTGTTGTTTTTGTGTTACCTGTATAATCGGTATCATAGTTATTTATAAGACTTCTCCTGTTGTTTTACCCATTTTGCTAATTCTTTTTTATTGGGTTTAGGTAAAGTCTTATCAATTCTGTATTTCTTATAACGCTCACACCAGTCCACTATTGTATCTAATAATCTATAAATTATTCTATCAAACATATTGTCCTTAGTATAACACATTATGAGCCATTTGTCAACCCTGAAACACAATTAAATCTCTTGTTTAATTCATCAAAGTTTATATAATCTAAATTCTTATTAGTCCACTGTGGTACTGTACTATTTACAGGATCACTACCTGATATACCCTTTGGATTGACCTTAATAAATTTCACTTTAGGAAACTCATTCATTAGTTCTTGCCATTGATTAACCCAATTTACATCTGGTATAGGACTATTCTTCTCGTTGGCGTAGTTTGATGTTGACTTATACATATTGTTGACATGATTATCAAAGCTTTTCAAGTCATGTCCAATTAGATACATTTCTTCCATATCTTCATTTTGATTACATGCAACAAAACCAGCAGTTGAACCAGCTGCCCAACCTCTATCTTTATTATCTTTTAAATCTTTTAATGTGTGTGCTTTATCATTTGGATTCACCCAACTGACATAACAACCAGTGTGATTAATTTGTTTCTTTTCTATTTGTTCACCCCCAGCAATTCTTCTTATAATACTTGCTTGACCTGATATAGCAGAACCATGAAAAACAAACTCTTGTCTATCTTCTCTTTTATTTTCATGCATCTTAAAATTTTTTTTAGCAATTTCTATTTCATTTGGAGTTAAATTAGCATAGACAATACTATTATATACCATACCAGGAACAGCGTTCCAATCTCTAAACCATGTTTCATTGATGTCAGCATAACCACTTTGGTATACTTCGTGCATCATTGGACCATCAACAGAAATTAATACATCTGGTGTAAAGTCTCTATATAATCCATTACAACCATATATCTTTCCATGTTCTTTTAATTTTAATAAATCTACTGGTGATCTACTTTGACCATTCCCTATACAAAATACTGTTTTAGCCATTAACAAATACCTCTTTCATAATTAATTTACATTCTGTTACATTAAAATTTATAAACGGTCTCACTCTGGTAACCTTAAGTGAGATTTCAGGCCATACAACTTTCTCGGTAATTTCTTTATCCCAATTTTTAGTAAAGTTAAGAAAGTGATTAAGCACGACCGCGGTCTGGTAACTAATTTTCCTTTGAATAAGTAAACGTAACATTCTTGGATGCTGCCCATTAGGAACAGCAAGACCATCATCAAAAGAAAGCCTACGGTTGCTAAAGTCATCAACAATATTATTGCAGTCTCCTCTAAAATGGTAGGCAAACGATTCTTTGCGTTTCTTATAATCCAAATAAACATCTTTACCATCATTCTGTAACAGATTACCAATCCATCTCTTACTATCTGAAAGAAAGTTAGCAACAAAGAAATCAAGTATATCATCTTGTCCATATTTTGTACTCAGTTTGTGAAAAAAGTATCTATCTTTTCTCCTTGTAAACGTATCCAATTTTGCGTTGACTTTACCACCATACTTATAATAGTCATATGTATCCGATGCGAAATGTAACTTGATAGCCAAGTAAGTTTTATATACATCAAATCCACCATACATAATTAAATGGGTAACATACCACACTTTGGAAACTTCAACATCTTTAAGTTCATAGCTTCTAACTTAATTTTTTCTTTTAATGATTTTGAGATTAATGATGATACTTGACTTGTATCTAAACCGTTTTCTTCACAGTACCAAACAACAGCATCCATGTATGTTATTCTTTTTTCTTTTACAATACTTTCAATATTTAAACTAAATTCTTTACTATTCATTAAAGTCCGATCTAACTATATGTTTCCTTAAAGCTCTTAATAGTCTTTCCATATTATCAATAATATCAATAAGACCTTTATCTGTTATGTAGTGCTGTTTGGCTTTTAATTTGTCGTATTCTTTAAGTGAAATTTGTACCATCGGTGATGGTGGTGTAGCTTCGTTTTCGTAACTTGCGTCTTCTGATCTATCGTCTGTCATTATATTCTCCTAATTATATAAGTGTAGGTTACTTACTCTCGCTTTCGCCTACACAGTTGCAACTCTATTAATATACCACACTTTTACATTAATGTCAAGTGTTAGTACCTTCTAATAAGTTTTTATTCATTATCATATCAAACGTATGGAATATCATACACTTATATGGATCCAGTGGTGATTCTGCTACTGCTAATGTTTGTAAATTATCGTTTATGTAATATTTTATCGCAAACACTATCTCACCATCTTCTTTAGCATTTTCTTTACCAAAACTTACATTGATAGCAATAAAGCCTTTATCTTTTATATATTGATCTACTGTTGCTGGTAATCCACACATCATTGGCATTGTCATACCGAATAAATCATACTTCTCCATATCAGCATAACTAGTGGTGTTCCACAATAGACAGATTAAGATTAACAATTTTTTCATATCTTTTTATAAGATATGGGCTACTCTTGCTTGATCTTATCCTTGTTTAGTTCTTCATAATATTTATAAAAGTCGCCAATTGATTTCTTCAAAGGTTCCATATAATCTTTCTTTTCTTTTATAAATGATTGAACTGAACCATCTTCAGATGCTAGTAAAATAACAATTTGTTCTATCTCTTTTCCGAACATCTCCTCATACATTTGAGCATAGGCTGTAGTCTGCATAAAGTAGTTCTCTATCCAAGATTCTTGTCGTTCTTTGTTTGCTGTTTTAAAATCAATTACTGATAACTTACCATTGTATTCAGCGATACAGTCAACTTGACCTGCGATGGTCAACTTCTTACTGTACATAATTGTTTCTAAACAATGTATGTTATCAATCTGATCTACATATGGTTTAATTAGTCTGAATAGACCTAATGGTAATACACCTCGTTCACTTGGTGTTAAACCTTTGATGTATTGTTCTATTAATAAGTGAGTTGCCTTACCACGTCTAGCCGCTCTACCCATTTCCCAATTGGCAACGTCCTCACCAATCTTATCTCGCCACTCTTGTAATTGTGCTTTCTTTTGAATACCTAGTACAGTAGTAATTGATGGATATGCTTTTCCCTCTATATCATAGAAACGAAAACCATCTACTTTTTTACCTTTAGTTACTGGTAGTTTTGATTTATCTAAATCAATAAAATTAAACTTTGATGTCATTATATATTCACTTTCATATTTGTATTACTATAATATATCACAATATATGCATTCTGTCAAGTCTATGTTGACCTGTACAGTATCATATGATCTTTGATCTTTTCAGGATCGTTTCTTACTTCGTCTCTTTTCTCTTTTCAGCTAGGGTCGTATGATTCGTAACAAGTCTTCTTGCTTTCATTTCTGTAAGCTCTTAATATCTGTTTACGATTTTCACCGTCTGATCTATATGAAACGTGTACCCAACCACTATTAGGTTCTCCTACAGTGTGGTACTCCAAAATCATCTGATCAAAGTCACAGTTTTCACTAATCCATTTACATAAATCAGCATTAGACACACCAAAGATTTCAAAATCTGCGGCTTGGCCCTTCGCATGCTGTGAGTTTATTGATGACCCTATTGCTAGGCATAGTTCTGGACTTCTATATCCACTAGATATAGATACAACTTTACCATAATGATCTCTAACCTTTTGTAGCACATTTTCACATAATGCTTTCAAACTGTTCATATGGTCTTCACTAGGATTATTACTAATCCCTTTTCGTTCAGCTGTTTGGCTCTTAGTCATTTCGTTTAGACTAAAATTATTACTTAATTTCATTTAATTACCTCTTGTAAGTTTTAATAACTTCTCTATTTGTGCCTTAATAATTGGTCCTCTATTAGGCCAATGAATATAAGGCTCATCTGTTTTACCTAAGTTATATAGGAAAGGTAATACTATCTTTTCTATATCCTTAAATCTTTTGTCAATGTCAGCACTATTAACTTCTTTTGTAATAGTATCTTTCTCAGCAACTATCTGCATTATCTCATTCATCATAGCTTTAATTGACCCTACATCATTCTTAACTTTAGCTATTTCTAAATTAGTTTGTTGCCCTAAATTCTCTATGTCTTTTTTTTCTACTGATGGTTTAACTTCTTGTGTAGGTGCTGAAGATACTGCGGTTGCTCCCCAATCTTCCTCAAGGTCAAACCCTCGCATATAATCTGGTATATCTTTAGCCATTATCGTTTTCTCCTTGCTGCTACTCGTTTCTTATTCTTTGCGACAGCCTGTTCAGTTCTAATTTGTTTTATAGACTTCTTTTGTGTCTGTTGTGCTAATGCACTTCCTGGATGCGCCTCACCTATTTTAGATAGAGTTTCTTTCCAACCACTATCATTCTTCATGTGACGACTTCCTGTACTCGCTACAATATTTATACCTTTAGGGACTTGTTTAATGTGCTTGTTTTTAGCTAATAATTCTTCCATCTCAGCAATGGTTATCATATCGTCATATTCTTTTTTAGTTTTTTTATTATAAAATGTATATAATGGCATTATATTTTTAATAATGATTCTAATTTATCTTCTGCGTGTGCTAATGCTTCTAATTTTTTTTCTGCTGTTATTACATAATCTATATGTTCGGCAACACCAATTGGATTTGCTAAAAATGTTTTTAGGTCTACTTTAGCAACTTCTATATCACCTTCTAGTTTTTTTATTAATGCTTCTTTAATCATTAAAATCCGTTCCTTTCTTCTATTCTTCTTAATGTTTGTTCTTCATTGAAGCCTTCCATAGCTAATTCATGTAAGGTCTTATTGTCTTCTCTTAAACCGTCCCACAATAATTTCTTTTCATCAAATGTAAATGGTCGTATCATATTTAGTCCACTTTCTTTTCGTTCTTTTTTTTGTCTTTTAGATTCTTCTAATGACAGTTTTTCAATTTCTTCATAGTCCATTTTGTAAACCTTTCGTATACCATTCAGGTGGGGTTGATGGCGCCTTCCACGATGCCATAGCTTGTTTCTTCATTACATAATACTTTCTATAAGAGCCAACTACATCACCTGGTATCTTACACTCGTCAGGCATTGCTGGAGTAGGATCTGTTCGTATTGTAGTTAAAGATATTCCTTTAGGTGGATTACGAAGTATAATACCTAATTTTCTAATTGTCATATGGTCTTCTGTATGATTGTATCTTAATTTAAATTCATCATTCAACGCAACCATATGATTGTATAACCAATAGTAATTGTATGCTGATGCCATAACCCAAATTGTACTAGGGTGTTTTACATGAGAAGCTTTATAGATAATATCTTCGTGTGTTTTATCTTTTAATCGCCATCTTTTTATTCTTCTATTAGATTTAGTTCTATCTTCATACTGTTCACCATCAATTAATCTGTGAGCAGTAGATAGCATTTGTGCTGATTCTATAATCATTTTTACTACATGCTTATCAATAAGCATTTTCGCAGCAACCACAGGGTCTTTATGTACATAAAATATATTCATTAGTGTATCAACTTTCTTGTCACATAGTCCATTAGTTTATATTTTTTTGCTAGTTCTATTAACTTCTTATACCATAGTTCTTTGAAGTCATCACTAGCGGCGTTCTTACACGCACTAGCAAGTGCGTCAAGTCTTTTAACTTCTATTGGTATATGTATTTTTGTTTCCATAGTATATAATATATCACTTTTTTTGCTCTTTGTCAAGTATAGATTTGGTGAAAGGTTTAGTTATTATATCACCAGATTTAACCGGTATAGGGCCCAATTGAAACAGTGTACCTCCAAAACAGCCACTTAATAGAATCAATAATAATATACTAATACTAGCTCTTATCATTCCAATCATATATTTGATCTAATTTTAGTTTAACTTCATCTGGTGAAAGGTCTTTTAAATCTGCTACCTGAGCAACCATCTTCTTATAATCTCTACTCTTTTCTTTGAATCTTTCTGCCTTCTTTTTTTCTTTCTCCAGTCTTTGTTCTAAAGTATATTGTTTTTCTGTTTTAGCAATTTCTCTTTTTCTTCGCCATTGTCTTAATGATATATTGGCCGCTATCAATAGAAGTACAGCTAATGGGTCAAATACAAATATGAGTATCAATATTACTATACGAACTGCCTTGTCAAAGTTATCTTGTGCATTCTCGCCATAGATTAACTCTGCCACATATTTAATTGGTCCTACTTCTGCTTCTATTTTATTTTGTTCTAAACTTAATACACCTTTTTCTTCGGATAGTTTAGCAATCTCATTACTTGCTTCTTTGATTGCTGTATTTAATTCTAATCTTTCTGGTTCTTGTTTCTTTCTTTCTTTAAGACCTCTAGTTACAAATTCTTTATCTATGTAAACTTCTAATGCCTTATCTAATAGTGTTAATGTCTTTTGTGATCTATCAATAATAAGTTGTTGTGACTTAATTTGATTGTCTAATAATTCTATTTTAATATTGTTACTTGATGTTGGTTTGACTTGATCTAGGTGTGCTTTAGATAAAAAACCAAAGATACCCATAGATGTAATAAAGATTAAGATTATAATAGCAGAAAATAGATATGCTTTGAGTAAGCGTGGTACATCACTATTCCAATTGTGATATAACCAACTGGCCGCAACAAGTTTACCAACTTCTAATGCTGAACCCATTAATATAATAGGTATTACAGCACCAGCAAACAATGTCGCTAGACCTATGATTGAATACCCAGCCGCTATAACAGATATAGATATGGCCGATAAAAATGTTAATATCGTTAGAAACATATTATTGATAGTCTTTTCTAATTTTGCTTAATATACTTTTGACTTTTGAGAAGTAGTCTTTATCAGATGCGTATGCGTCAAGTGTTTCTGTTAGTAAGAAAGGATCAGTTATACCGTCTTCTCTCATCTGTCTATACTCTTTGAAAGCACTACCATTATTTAGTACATTTATATAGTTCAATACACTATCACATTCGTGCATATAAACTTTTACACCCCACTTCTTTGGATTGTTTGAGGGTAACATATGTGGTTCTTTTAGATTATATGTTCGTATACCAAATAGGTTATTACCTTCTCTAGCAAATCTACTAGTACCCCAACCAGACTCTAATGCTGCTTGTGCTAGTAATAGTTCTAGGTTTACTTCTTCTACATTATTATAGAAATAAACATAGTCAACACACTGTTTTACATTATCTAAAAATTGTTTGTTATTACTATGTTCAAAGTTTGGTCTTTGTGGTAAATTATCTTGTGCTAATGTTTGATAATGATTCCAAGTAAATCCACAAAAGGTTACTATGGTTACAACCATTAATGTTCTAATTATAGTTTTTAGTGTCTTCATTTTTTAATCGCAATATATTCGTAACCTGACCACTCTACACCATCAGCATCTGTAAAACTTGGTACTTTCTTTTGAAATAGATGTACATGCTTATGTAGTTTTGCCATAGCGTCAAATATTTTGTTAGATTGTTTTTCTGTAAAATTATCTAGCACATCTTTTCTAAAGTTACCTAGATAATAAGTTCTTTTTGTACCCGTTGGATTACTTGGTTTGATTAATTGTTCTAATTGTGTTCTAGCCTCACCAATACGACCTCTTAAATAAGGGTCTAATTCTTTCCCTGTTCTCACTCCACTCATAATATATCTTTCTATAGGTCTAAACCTATTCTGTTCAATTTTGGCCTAAAACTATAAAATAGTTTGTTATGATTTCCAGTATCACCTACATTGGCCATTTGATATAGGTGTACCATTTCGTGTCCTAAAGTGTCCACAAAGTCTTTTTTATTTCTGTAATATGGTAACATTTCTAAATGATAAACTCTGGTACCTTTTCTTTTCCACTCCCAAGCTATCACTTGACCATAGCATTTCTTCTCACTAGAGTCATAAATTTTTTTAATTAAAATTTCATTAAAAGGCGATAATAAATTATTGAATACAGCCTTGTTAATAATCTTAAAAAACTTTTTGATGTCTTTGTAAGTAGTCTTATATTTACGATTACTTACAAGTTCTCGTTTTAATACTTTCTTAATCACTGCTGTGTTTTTTTGTCTTGGCATTCTTTATCCTCGATTTTAGAATCTTTTAATAATAAGCATTTGTGTTTCTTATCAAGGTCAAGTCTTAACTGTGTCATTACGGAATCCATAATGTAAGGTAGATGTTGTTGTAGTACATTCACCAATTGCAAAGTAAATGTATGTGCCATTTTACTCATTTCTGCTTCTAACAATTTCTGGTGGTCCATGTCGGTACCTTTAATTGTTTCTGATACAACATGACCGATTACGGCTGTGTTATACTCATCTGCTTTAACTGAATTATTTAAGGCGGTTAAACCAAACCATAATATCGTTAAAAATATTATCAATGTTTTCATTATATATTTCTCTCTTTCATATTTATAATATACACTATAATAGAGGGATTGTCAACAATTATTTTGCTAGTATTTACTAGGATTTAGGGGGG